AGGGGGAATGGCAGACCAGCTATCGGTCACGCTTGATGCATCTTGCCATATTTCGCTTGCAGGATCAACCTCTGTCCAAACTTCAGCCGTGCCAGCAAGCGGCTCCCACTTTTCAATCGCATTGCAAACCGTACTGCAAACAGTACCAATAGCAGCACTGCTAAACTGCACGCGATTTACCGTTGCAACATTTGTTGTGACAACAACAATGCTTGGGGCAATGCTTACGACTGTCACAGCATTTGCTGCAACGCTTGCACTAGGCGCTACCGTAGCTGCGCCTAAACGTATGCGCTCAATAGCACCAGTATTGCTTGCGGCAATGCTAACAGCCGCGCTTTGTTCACGCACGCGCTCTACAGATGCTGCACCAGTTGCGCTTGCAGCAACCGTAGCATCGCTCTCACGCACGCGCTGGGCAGCGCTTGTAGCAGACGCGGCAATGCTCGACGTTGCGCTGACTTCACGCACTCTTGTCGCGGCAGAGGTATTGCTTGAGCTAGACGCAACGATAGACGCAGCAAGACGCACACGTACAACAGCAGATGCCGTTGAGGTAACGCCGATAACAATGGCTTCGCCCTCTTTGAAAGCACCGCTGACGCCATACGCCTCAACGCCATATAAACCTTTGCCGTAAGCGCTGCGGTACGTTACGTCAGCCATTTACGCGCCCCTCGCATATTCACCATGGTAAATTTTTTCAGCAGCAAGTCTTGCAGCTGCTGCCTCATCCTTTGTTTCATAGCGACCTAAATGCTTTCGCTTTTTGTCTACATCAATATACACATACCATACATTTCTAGCCTTGTCATACGAAACGCCTTTTATGCCGCTTGCACTGTCCGACCTGACCCTTTGGTTCATTGCATTTTGTGATGCCGTTACTTCTCGCAGATTTGACCACTTATTGTTGAGGCCATTACCATCAATATGATCTATATGCTTTTCTGGCCACTTACCAGTTTGCATCAACCATATAATCCTATGCGCTTTATATGGATCACCAAGTATAGTAACATTTATATAACTTGTATAACGATCAACCTTGTGCTTGCGCACAGTGCCAGCAGCTTTACCCTTTGGCGTTGCATTTGTTTGCACACGCCAAGTTAGTTCGCCGCTTTCAGGGTTGTAGTCAAATAGTGCTTTCGCCAACTGGTAATCAATCATGTATCCACCTCGTGTGTTTGGTGGATACATAATAATACTAGTCGAGGGTTACGTCAAGCTCAGCCGAATTAATCCGCAGCACATCGCCTGTGTCAATCGCCTTGCTTGTTGTCAGCGCTGCATATGCAATCAAGTTGCCAGCAGAGGCAGCATCAAACACGCCAATGTGCGTAACTGTGCCATACGAGGCAGTCGCAGTCGGAAACTCAATCGCGGCTGAGTTTGTCGCCTCATTGCCAGACACAGTAAAAGTTGCGCTCTGCCGCGCGTAGGCTGTGCCAGATGTGCTAACTTCAGTGCCTGACGCATCTTCAGCAGGATTGCTTGTAAACAGCGCAATATACCAAGCTGTCGGGCGTGTGACAGACGTGGTTGTGAACAGGTAGTTCAGCGTGTGTGTTTCAAACGTATTGGATAAACTCATTAGTAACTCCGTATTTTCATGCGGCGACCAGAGCCACCAAATTTAGAACTTTCGCTTTCCGCATTTATACCATCAATCGCGTTCGTTGACAAAGCAGCCCACGTTTGCATGCGAGGATCATCTTTTAAGTATGGGGCTGAATGCACCAAGGAATTATAAAGGTAAGCATCAGGGAAGTATTCCAAAACCCAATTTGATGTATTGCTGGCAGACAACGCAGGTATCCGTGAGTAATAATAAAGCTCTGCGTCATACGTTCCGTCAGGCGTTGGGTAAACCTCAATCTCGCCAGCAGTAATTGCATAAAACGCAGGCTTGCCAGACGCATCGCCAGAGCGATACCGACGATCTTGCATTTCTGATCTGCTAATCAACTCCAAAGACCTGTAATCGCCAGAGCTAATGTGGAAGCTAATCACCTCAAGAAAGTCAGCAGGGATCGCGCTGTACTGCGTGTCTAGCTCAGCCGTGCTGCGCTTTTCCTGACGCCAATGCCGAATGCGGCGATGCATCTCTGCCTCTGCCATCGTGATAAAATCAGGAATGACAGACGTTAAATCATCGCGGTTCAGAAAGTCTGCAATGCTCGTCTTCAGTTCGTCATAGGTTGTAAGTGCCATCTAGCAGTCCCATGCTTTGCGCGACCAATAGTTGGCGCTGAGTTTACTTGTTTTGCCCTTAATCCCGCCAGAGCGTGCGCAGTAGCTTCTCTTGCGGGCAGGCTGGTCTTTCTTAATGCTCATTTTTGGATCGCCAAAGTTGATCTTCTTAACCTGATCGCCCTCAACAGCAAGCACCTCAAATTTCTTAGGCCCACCACGGCGTGGCTTGTTTATCGCCGTAAAACCGTGGCGCTTCTTAGCTGCTGCTATCTTCTCTGCGCGTGTGCGTGGCATTAGTAGCCTCGCTGCAACATTGTTTCGATCATTGCGCGCTGCTGGTATGGCTGCAAGTTCATAAACTGACCCATCATGTTATTATCAGCTATAGCCTGCAATGCACGGGCTTCGTTTGGTGCTGGAGCCTGCTGGCGCTGATCTAGCATAGGTGATGGCGTTGCTGGTGGGCCAAAGCGCACGTCAGTAACCGCGCCAGTCTGCTCATAAGGCGCAGTAGGTGTGCCAGCAGGCTGACGCATCAGCGATGGGGGCATAAGAGAAGCATAATTTATTTTATCAAGATCAGTGTATTTGCTATCTGGAAACTCAGCCATTTCTATTAAGCGTTTTTCTGCAATATAGCTGGGCATATCTGCCCCTTGATAACCCTGCGCAACGCTTCTATCAAATAACGTATCTAACGCCCTTCTAGGCGTGTTCATAGGCAGCAACTCAGGGGGCATATCTGCAGAACCTGTTAGCTCTCTAGCTATTGCGGGCGGGCGAAAGTCTGTTGCACCTTGCTGATTACGCGGATCAAACACATCCTGCTGCAGGCCACGCTGGCGCTCCATCTCTGCAGCGCGGGCAGACATAAGTTCAGCGCGTGTAGGCTTAGTCCGTCTTACTGCAGGCGCTGCGGCAGGCGCTGCTTCTGTTTCCTCTGGAGCTAACAACCCAGCAGCGCGATACGCGGCCTCACGGCTTGCTCTACGACCTGCATCTTCAGAGCCATACGGGGTTGCGATCAAGTTTGCTAAAGCGGAAAATATGCCGCCACCTTCAAACTTGTCGCCCATGCGGCCTTTGCCACCACCGTCAATCATATCCATGAAGTCTAAGAAACGCGCTTGATCTGGCATTACTTTTTCCTTTTCTTCGCTTTTGCTTTTGCCACAGCTTTCAAGTCTGCGCCTGTTATCTTCTTGCGAGGCTTTGCCATAGCTGCCAGCTTTTTCTGCTTTGGACTATACTTAGAATACGGCATTACGACTTCACCTGCTTTTCCCATTCATAACATTTAACTTGGGTAATTGTATATGTTGGATATTTGATCTGCAAAGAGGGAACCCCATTCTGCATGAAATCCGCTATACATTCATTCTCATCAGCATACGCAGGCCCACCGACTGCAAAGCAGTAATTCTGGGCGCATAAGAGAACGAATGCAGTAAACATCACATCACTTCTTACCCTTCTTTTTGGCTGTCTTAGCAGCCGCTTTAAACGCCTTGGCAGTCGGCGCACCTTTACTTCCAGCCTTGCGCATCTTTTCGCCGCTGCCCGCCGCAATACGCTTACGCTTAGCATGGATGTTGGCATAAAGACCCTTTGGCATTAGTTTTTGTGCTTTATCTTGTATGGCTTTTGCTTACTCACACCACCGCCTTGAAAGCGGTCACGAATGTAAGTAGTGCGTGATTTCGCCCCGCTTCTTACAGTATTCGTATCAGTGTATGCTCCCATGTTGGGTCCAAAACCAATATCACTTTTTACAGTAGACGCCCCGCTGCGCCCTGAGTATTTTTTCTTCTGGCATTTGCCAGCACGATTACATGCCGCTGGTGTTGGGCAAGTTTTACATAAAGCCATTGCAATCTCCTATGTTGCTGCAAACGTATCACATTAAGCAATTCCGCGCAAATTCCGTTTTATCGCACCTCTCCATGAGCTAAACGCACCGCTTAACGCAGTTGCAGCGTCACTCGCCATAGTCAAACACAAAGCATCAGCCAAGTCAGGCGAGGTTAAGCCACGCTTGCGCATCTCATCTTTACTCTCAGCTTTCATTTTACCACTAGAGGTAAAGCTGTAGCGTATGCTGCTTAACTCTGCGATGAGCTTATCATTCTTCGGTAGCTTGCAAGAGCGATCCTCTAGCCAAGCCTTTGTTTTAAACCAAAGCTCACTGCGCAAGTTTAGGTAGGTGTCACCCATGCTTGGCGCTTCAGCAACGTTCACGCCGCGCACAGGTAAACCTAGCTCACGCAGGCGATCCACCACACCTGAGCCTACGCCAATGCTATCAACAAGGATTTGCGTGGGCTGTCTGCTGGGCGGTAACGCCTCATACTCAGCAACAACACGACCCACAGTCTGCATCAAGTCTAACCCCTGCCACGCCATAATCTCGCTCACGACTGGCCCCTGCCTTTTGCAAAGCGCAGTTTTGTCCGTCCCAAAGCGGGCTACGTCTAGCCCCCAAACCACACTTGTATGCTCTTCATCAATCTGCACATCACGATGCGTAGCATTCTCAATAAGATGATACGGGATAATCGTGTCATCGTCAGCAAGCGGAAACTCACCCAGCACACGAATGCGATACGCGTTGCTTTCCTCGCCGTATCGCTCACGCATCTCCTGAACAAACTCATCGCTCACCAGAGGACTATCCACGCAAGACCAACGGCGCGTCCACCAGCTATCAGAAAGGCGCGTCTGGCTTTCAAAAAACGTACCGCTACTCCGCGTAGGGTTGCTTAGCATAATCGTAGTCGCGCTATGACCCGACATAGACCCTGCAGCAGCCTCAAATACCTGCTCAGGCACACCAGAAGCCTCATCCACAACCAACATAACATGCTCAGAGTGAACACCAGCCAGCGCTTCAGGCGTTTCTGCGCGTGACGTTCTAGCGGAAATAAACATCTCACTCTGCGCAGACATATGCTCTACACGGTCTGACTTCACATTCAACACGCTTTGCAGGCTCTCTGGTAGCTCATTTATCCAACGCTTCAGCTCTGCGAAAAGCGCGTCAAAAAGCTGGCTAGAAGTTGGCGCAGTTACAACAACTTTATTTGGGTAATGCATCAAAAAATACCATAGCATTGCCCACGAGGCTGCTGTAGACTTACCAGTACCATGACCAGACCGAATGCTAATCTTGCGTTCGCCAGACGCAATCGCATCAAGAAATTCCGCCTGATAC